CCGCTAGCGCGTCCTCACGCGGGCTGGTGCGATCCTGAGCAGGAGCAGTAGGAGGCGGGGGGCCACCACGACGGGCAATCCCTGGCCGATCCATCAAACCAGAACGAATCTTATTGAGTTGCTGCCGTCTCGCCGCTGCGTTAGCTAGGGTTGAACCTGTGTCTGGCATTAAACTCTCCTCGCCTGAGCTACGGGGGCACCAGTAGCAGTCTGCTGACGTCTTGCCCTCTCACCCTTCTTAGACTGAACGAAAGTGGCCAACTTCCCCACATCCCCATCAAATCGCTCTCCTAAGAAATCAGTAGGCGAGAACTTGAAAATAGGCATAACCTCAGGACGCCGGAAGAGTTCCTCCGTCTGGGCAAATACGGAAGTAGTTTCTTCTTTACGAGTAATGTCTTCCTTCGTTGTACCTGTTGTAGCAGTTGCAGTAGTTTTATCCCGAGCAGTAGCGATACTCTCCTGCTGGCGTTGCACATCATCATCAATTACACTTTGGATATTCTCGTTCGTCACGTCCCTATCCGTCTGTCGTAGAATCTCCTCAGCCTGTGTACGGGTAATTCGTGTAATTTTTCGCTCTGCCTTAGTGACTGTGACACTTCTCTCTCCCGCCCGCGTACCTAGGAATTGCTCACCCCCACCCAAGCCAGCGATATCGAAGAGGTCTTCTCCCCGAGCGGCTCGTTGAGCTAGATTGCCCATATATTCATTCAGTAGCCCGCTCATAAGACCTGAACCAGGGTCAAGTAGGATGTTAAGATCGGCGGGACTCATTCCAGCAGCAAGCATATCCTGGCCCCACCCAGCAAAAGCATTAGAAAAGTCGTCAAGGAATGCTTCGGGGGTAGGAACATCAATGTATACCCTCTTGCGCTGAGAAATAAATTCCATCCCCCGAATAGTCTCTTCACTGGTTACCGTCTCCGTGCCAGTCCGAGTCTGCTGACTCGTACCGCTTATAGAGACATCCCCCGTTAAGGAAGTGCTCTCAGCACGGCCAGCAGCCTCTTCCGACTCTCTATTGAAATAAGCGTCAATAAGAGCGTCTGTATCAGTCAAGACGCCTGGCTCAGCGAAAGTACCTCCTGGCGAATCTGGCATGAAAACCAATTGCCCGTTAGGTGCTATTTTCCAACCCATTAGTACAGCCTCAAGTTTCTCATGCGTTGCCTACTCTCTTGCCGTCCTTTACGCTGCTCTTTAAGTTGAGCATGGACAGACCTTGGGGGGGAAGGTGGTGTCTGGTCTTCTAGTTCCTGAGGAGTGAAATTTCTCTTAGAGCCAAAAACACGTTCGATAAGACGGTCAGCTAATTTACTAGGCTTTGTCATTAGACGCCTGCCCTCATACCCGCTGTGCCTGCTGCTTCCATACCCTCAGGTAAATTATTCTCAGTTCCTGTTCTCTGCGTATTTGCGCTAAGAGGCCCCGCCTCTGGGCTAGGGAGACCAGGTTCCTGCCCTCCTGTATTGCCTGTAATTTGGCGCATCTTCTGTTCTTCCACAAAAGAGGCAACAAACTCCTGATCGCGGATACGAGCAGCCATCTCCATCTCTCCGTGTCTCTCCAAGGATTGCGCCATCTGTTCGAGGATAATGAGAGGGTCTCTGAAGGCTAGGTCTTCCCAGATACGATCCATCTCAGCCGTAGGGTCGTCTACTTGAAGAATCTCCTCTAGGACAGTCATTAGCGACATCATCGGGTTGCGTGGGTCAAGAGCCATTCTTGCGGCGGTCATCCGAGCAGTCAGGTCATCCGGCAGAGAAGGCTTTATTACAGGCACAGGCCGGTAATGCCGCCCTTGATCTAGCTCAGTACGAGGATCAAATTCGAGGGTGAACCAGGATTTCTTGGGCGTAGACGCGTGCAAATCGAAAGCACCAATTATTGGCGCAGCCTTCTGAAGCTGAGCGAGGACAGATGTCCCCGCCGCTATTCCGAAGTACTTCATACCCCCTAAGAAAGGATCAATCGAACCTAAGGCCGCGTTAGCGACCTGTTGAGCAAGAACCCCACTAGCGAAATTAGGAGACACGGCTTGAAGAACATTAGCGAGAACCCCCTTCTGTCGCTCCTCCTGAAGGAGTTCCACCAGCCTATAGGCGTCTACCGATATTGGGTGCACCCCCAACGTATCTACTGTTTCCTGGGGGGCAAGGACTATGTTACTTCCAATACCACGTTCGTATTTAGGAGGTTCTGCATTTGAAGTCTTGAATACTAATGTTTCATACGTATTTACAGACAAGTGTTGAAAGATAGTAGCTACAACCTCATTGTACTGTGGTACTTGCTCTTCAACAGCACTTAGAATAGACCGTCCAATCTCAGCCACTCCAGACGCAGGGCCTTGCCAATTAAGTGCGAGCATCGCTTGAGGATCAGCACTCTCCTGTAGTCTGTCGTCTAGGCGGGAAAGTAATGGCTGTTTATACTGATACGAGGCACCATTCACAGCCACACCGACAATGGGAAGTTCGTCGTAAGTATACCCATGAAAGTACGGGGGGACGAGCCAACGTCCATCGCTTCCTACAGCACTACCAACGGCAGGAATCGAAATACCGCTAGCGGACACAGACATACCTACAACCCCTAATACCGCCGTGATTCCTTTACGTGGGTTGCCCTGACCATCATCCCGGTCATTACTCCAGAACTCTAGTTTTATTGCCGGAGTACTAGGGTCATAATCGCTTGTTACGGCAAGGTCGGCATAGACTCCTGGGTAGGTAGCAATCAAATCCCCTAAAGTAGTAGGCTTCTCAATAATAATATGATTCAACCCATGCGCATCAATATATGGGTAGACCATACGTGAGTCGAAAATTTCAGGTATTAAAGGCGAGCGACGGTACCTGAGGGCTTCCGTTGTAATATGGAACTTTCCCCAGATCATACCCCTCAGGAGTCCTTGGAAACAAACAGTCTCCCAGAAGGGACGTTGTAGACGTTGGACGAAGAGTTCATCCATGTCGTAGACCAGACCCTCCAAAGTACGTTCAATCCTCCCCGCTCTACGACGCATCTCCTGGTTCTCGTCTTCGGCCCCCTTAAGCGGTATGCGCCAGGTAGTTGGATTACGAGTCATAATAGACAGAGCGGCGTCCACAGCAGTACGTGGCTCATTGGATATGAACCTTCGTGACACCCCCAGAGGCTTGCTCTGTTGGAGTATATCTTGTAGTTCGTACATGGACGCCCAATAATTTTGACGGAGATTTAACGGTTTCCAGTACGTAGTCAATTGCCTGTATCTTGTTAGCAACTTAGTCTTTAAATCGTCTAACTGCTGAGGTTGGATTAGATCGTGTTCAGGAACAGCCATTTTAGAAATCTATTCCCCGTTTCTTGCTCTTAACTCTCCGGCCTAATTTTCTCATTAGACTACGAGCTTTCCTTCGTTGGGACCGGTTACCTGTTGTAGCAACCGCACTAAGGTGCGGTGTTTGAAATCCCTGAGTGGCTGGAGTCAATTCGGTACGAGGAGTTACACCTATCTTCTTTAGAGGTTTTCCCTTTTCAATAATCTTATGCTCTTGCTCAAAAGTAAGGTTTTTAGGGGCCAATACTTGGTGTTGAACTTCATGCCGCGCTAGTTCAGTTCCCTGCGCTCCCGTCAAATGACCTAGCCCCGCGAGACCTCTTCCTCGCATAACAACCCCTGTGCGAGTAGTCTTAAATCCCTCTTTTTCTCTAAGCGCAACGGCTAACAGGGTAGTAGGCTCCCCCACACTAGTGTATTTTGCAAAGGAAGTTCCAGGGCGTATAACCTGTGGTCGAGTCGCAAAGCCCGACTTTTTCACTATCTTCTGCTCAGCGGGAGATAGTGCAGCAATAGCAGCCTCTTGCTTTGTAGCGAAAGCCCGTAACCTCTGCTCAGGATTTCCTATCATCCGCCGTCGTGCCCTACTCGAAATTACGTGATCAGGTTTATGGGGCATTTATCTCATCCAGGGCTCAGCGACCCTAGTCCCCTCCTTATGGCGGCTAAGCACCACTCCTGTTGGCCCTACAACTACTGTCTCTCCCGGCTCTATAGGCCTACTCTCTCCATACTCTTTAGGGGGAGCCATAGCTCTCGCACCGGTTAAAGGGGCAATATAACAAAGACCAGCATAGCACATTACGATATCATCCTTCTGACCTTTACCTACCGCCTTGAGCCCATCCCGCTTCTGTGCAACCTTTAGCCATGTAAAAGCCCCCATCTGCTGCACGCCCCAGGAATCCGAAGTACGAAAAAGCCCCGCAAATACTTGTTTACGTAATGAACTTAAAATGTGTGAACGTATTTGAGTGGGGTGACCCCAAGGAGCTTCCACAGACTTCTTGATATCCATAGAAGCACCTGGTTCAATCCAATACCAGAGATTCTTGTAACCTATCTCTTGTATTGTATTAACACACACAGAGCCAAAAGCGTCTCGTTCTCCCCCAAGTAGGGCATTGTTATAATGCCTAGCAATAGCTACAGCCATAGGCGCAATCTCTTGTGGCGCTAATTTGAGGCACAACCTAGCCGCGATGAACATACTAGAACAGTCTAGTACATTGATGGCCGAGTAGTCGGCCCCCTCATCAAGACCGCCACCAGCACAGTCCACCCATATAGCATAAGGACGACCTGCTTGTGGCCGCTGCCATACATGGAGTCCATCCCCACTGAAACTCACTGAACTGCCAGACACCTCATGGACAATCTCCTTGGGTGGACAGACAGTATCCTGATACTGCTCCAAATGATTTATACCTTCATTCGTCGAAAAGTAATTACCACCCTTCAGTAAGAAACAACCTTCCAACGTCTCTACATACTCTTGTAGGAAGGGGGCGTCAGTTCTGTCTTGCTCCTTCTTGATAATACGACGCCAAATGATTTGGCCTACATCCAATTCAGCCTCTACCATGAGTTTCTCTTCGTCCTTAGTAGGACGGAACTCTCGGAGCATACGCGTCCATGTTTCAGGAGAGAATGTACGGTCACAATCAGATGTAGTGCCCGCACGATAGCGCGGCTCGATATGCCAAGGATAGAAGTGTGTAGACCAACTAGACATAGGATCATGTAATTTTGATCCCTGTACTAATTTATGAAATTCTCCTTCAGACCCACTTGGAGTGGACTCAATATCCAACCACCCCACAGGAGGGCCAGGCACTGAGGGAAGAATACCTCCAAGCAAGGCTTTTGCTCGCTCATTAGGCCAGTGAGCGTATTCCGAAAGGTGAACTATACCCGCACTGTAAGCTCTACCTGCTGTTAGCTCATTTCCCGAACCCCACAGATAGCGGGCTCCTGTCTCAGTAAAGACAAGTTCGTCTTTACTGGAGCGATGGGGAAAATCAAACCCTTTCTGCTTCAAATCCTTTAAGTGGTGTTCAATGCGAGCGCGAAAAGTCTCCGTAATCTGGTCCCCGTGCGTCATGGTTAGACACGTCATACTGTGCGGCCCCACCATCCTACGGAGGTTCTTAGCTAATATGAAGGAGGATGCACGAGTTTGACGGCCCTTGATAGTAATATCCCTTCCTGTTTTGTTGTGAGACATCTGTATCTGCTGGGGGTATAGATGAAAGTCTACGACCATACCCCCCTTTTCAGAAGGAATAGTTAAGAGAGTCTCTATCCAATCAATTTCATCCTGGGGCTCTTCGCCGAAGAATAGCCTCTGGACGTTAGGATCAGAGTAATCCCCTTGCTCAAACGTAGTGAGGGCAGTAGACATTATTCTACTACCTCTGAAGGAGACCCAGGGTCGACTATAAATCCTCGTCCGTCTACTACACGCCAAATAGTTTCATAAGGACTAGGACACACACTCCTACACTTGCAACACGTCGAAAGTGTGGGGGAAGTATTTGCAAGGCAATAACAATGTATACAGGAGTCTATTTTATTCTGCTCACAGCGGCAACCAGAACAATGCAAAGAAGGGAACGTTGTCTGTGGAGGCACGCTCTGATACCAATAGGAAATATCTTCTATAAACATTATCTACCTCGCCACCAAGGGAGAAAGCGTCTTCCACCCCACCATAGGAGAACTACCCCGCCCAAGAGGGTGTCTATGGAATTTACTAAAGTCCAAAGGTCGTTGACACCCACAATTATCACCCTCCGTCACTGTGGTCACCTCTAACTCCTAAAAAAGACTTGAACGGCCTTGTTCTCTTCCCCGCATTCGAGATGAGGCCTCCATACGGGCGCGAGTTGCTCTTCTCACCACCCTACGGCGTTTTCTCCTTCGCGTAGAGACGTCTGGGGCCAGCATTCCTGGCCCAGCGGGCAGCAATGAAACGTCGTTGTTTATCGCTATCAAAGTCTCCCTCATGCAGCATTTTACAGGCTTTATGAGACTTTAACTGCCTTTTACTCCGAACAGTAGCACGCTTCTTGCGACTATCCGATACAGACTTACTTGTCCCCAGAGTTTCAGGCACTAAGCCTTCTCAAGTCCCTGTGTCTGCTTGAACGGACGTGCCAGAAGAACGTGTAGTTCCTGTATCTGTCCCTTCAGAGCACCAATCTTCTGATCTAGTATTTGATCCTGGCGCTTGTACTCCTCTAGTTGCTCATACGGGGGCTTTGTAGGAGGAGCAGACCTCTCGACCGGAGACGCGGGGTACATCTTAGCGTATAGTTCGCTCTGCTCCTGACGAAGACTCTTCAGTTCCTGAATAAGCTTCGTTAGGAACTCAGGTGTCTGTGGTACATGGTCAGCAGGGACAGGCTGGCTAGAAGCGTTGTTATCCTGAGCAGGAGTAACGATTG